TGAGCCGCCCCGCCAAAGAAAGGAAATAACATGGCAGAGAAAACTCCACCGAAATCAGAGCTGGCTAAAGCGGAAACTCCAAACGACATGGAAGCTCAAATCGCTGCGGCAAAGAAAGAAGCTGAAGCTAGCGCCGCTGACATCATTGCGCAGGCTAAAGCAGAAGCCGAGAAAATTATCGCTGACGCTAAGGAAGCTAGCTCAGACGATGAGGTCGTTAGTCGTAGCGTCTCTAAAAAGGATATTGTCGACGCTTACAACCATGGCATGAGCCATATGGAAATTGCTCGGAAGTTCTATGGCAACGTCAATGACGACAACATGCAAAAGGTTATTAGAGTAATCAGCGCAGAGTTTGAACCGCTAGACGACATTGACCCAGAGGTTGAAGTCACCGAAGCTTGGAGTTAAGCAAATGGACGGAACAAGAGAGGGCGAACTAAAACGATTGCATGAGGTGTTTAATAACCCTCTCAAATCCCGTCATGAGCGCAGATTAGCCCATGATACATTCAACAAGATACTACGCCAAGTAAAAGATAAACACCTCACTGAATTACGTCGTAGGTTAATTCGATCTCATAATGCTGAAGATGTGGATGCCGCCGAAAAAATAACAGAAGAGATCTATGAGTATTCACAGCGGATGGGGTATAAGTAGAAAAATACATGATGGTGAGAACCATTTCGTGCACATCCACGAAATGGTTTTTTTGATGAGCTTATGCTATAATAACCTTACAATTAAGCACGAAGTGTGACTCTAAAGAAACGAGAGCGCGTTGTCATCCAAAAAAACGGAAGCGTGCGTCGCAGCGTTGTATAAGCAGTAATCCGAGGTGATCGCCAAAGAAATGCGAAACCGCCCAAGTCAGTACGGAGCAAAGGAATAGGCCCCCTGAGTGACCAGACAACAGACGAGAACTCTTATCCAATTTAATAGTAGTTTCACAATTTGGAGATTTGGGGTTTGTGGTGTATGCTAAAGGTACTTTAGTAATAAATAGGAGTCTTTACTAAGATGGGAACAAAACCACAAGTCGTCAAAGGTGTCATCGGCGCCATTGTTGGTGTTGCTGCATTGGCTGGCATAGCTGGAGCAATGGGCAATCAGCAACAGCAACAGCAGCATACTACACCAGTCGTACAACCCGTGACCTACTCAGACTGTCGAACGGAAGAAATACCGTTTGAAACACAGTATGAGGGAGAGACAGGTCAATATGGCTACACTGAAGCAGTAAAACAGCAAGGCGTTGTTGGTAGCAAGAAAATCTGCAAACCAAGCAAACCAGGGTATGAAGATAAAGTGGAGGTTATAGCTCAACCTGTAAACCACGTTATCGTCCGTACACCAAAGCCAGCACCGCAACCAGTCCAGCAACAAACGCACTACCGTGTTGGAGCAATCTGCCGCGACGGATGGCAATCCAGCGCTACTGGCAGAGGGGCATGTTCACATCACGGCGGAGTAAGCGAGTGGCTGTATGAGTGATAGTATCAAAGAGGGTATCGCTAGCGTACTTGTATTCATATTTGTGATAGGACTAATTGCGCTGGGAGTATACGTGTTTAGCCCCCATCATGACAATTCCAGTAATAAGCAGGCAGGTCATAGTCAAAGTAGGAAGAGTAGCCCTTCAGGATCCACTAATCCTAGCAGTAGACATTATGATTCTGGTGATACAGATGAGAGCGAAGACAACGACAATGACAATGATGACAATGACGTGTATTACGCCAACTGTTCTGAAGCCCGTGCTAATGGCGCTGAGTCAATCCGCGAGGGCGAACCTGGCTATAGGGAAGAGCTTGACCGAGATGGTGACGGCATAGCATGTGAACCATGGCACGGTAGGTGATTGACAAATCACCTCTGTTGTGCTAGTGTGTAAGCATGAAAAAAGAGCCTGAAAAGATTGAAGTTAAGTCTGAAAAAGCCTGGGCTTTTACTGTCTTGTTCACTTTAATCGCTGTTGGTTGCATTCTACTGGATGGATATTTCATGGGGCAAAGGGCGTATATGTCTGAGCTGCATACCAATCCTGAGATACCAGCTGAATTCCTTGTGGCTATCGCAGTATTAGGCTTTTGTTCTGGGCTAGCCGCTTTTGTGATCGCCGTGGTTAAGTTATTTAAAGCTAAAAGCGGCAGAGATGCTAGACTAGCTCTGTTGGCGATTTTACTCATACTGTTTGTTGGTTTTGGATCTCTTGGAGCTGCTGTTCTTAACATGGAATCAAGGACAAACGCCGGAGTTATTGAGGCGCAAAAGCGCGAGAGGGAAAATAATCCGAAACCAACCTTTGATAAATATGACGTTGGTCCCGTAGATGCGCAGGAGATACTGGAACTGGTAAATCAGGAGCGCCAACGTATAGGTGTAGCGCCACTCGTAAAAGATGAGAATGTTCGCATGAGCGCTCAGCTAAAGGCTGATGACATGATAATGCGAGGATATAGACAGCACGAGATACCAGGAATAGGGAGCAATCTCACTGCGGATATGGAACAATGGATGGTTAAGTCATGTTCTAGTGGTAGCGAAAATCTCTCTTGGTCTTTGGATGGTAGCGACTTAATATCTAGCCGAGCTACGGTGAATGGTTGGATGAATTCAGAACCTCACCGTAAGGCTATACAGAACCCAGTTTATACTAAGACAGGCATTGGCGTGAACAAAGCAGTTGTAGTCCAGCATTTTTGTATCTCAAGATAACAGTTAGTATATAGTACAAACCCCAAATCTCCTTATCTCACGAAAGGAGATTTTTCTTATGAACGGAAACGAGTCATACCGTCAATATCTTCAATATCACGCTAACAATCACCCATCAGCTGCTAAACGTGCTGAAGCTCAGGCACTTTTGAACGTGGTCGGTGATGATCAGCGTATCAATGGTAATTTCTTAGCTGGACGACGAGAAGGGGGATTTTTAGGCATTGGTTCGCATTTACGAGAACAACGATCAAATGGTTATAATGCTTCGACGGTCAATCGCTCAGTCAACCCGTGGTGGCAGGACTCGTATAACAGTTGGAGGAAAAATAACCAGAATAATGGTCAAGCCTTTGCTAATCAGAACCTCTCCCTCGGCTACTACGGCGGCGGAGGTGGTGGAGGCGGCTACTACGGCGGAGGTAACCGTGCTAGTGCTGCTCAGTTAGCAGAATATGATCAAGGCATTGGGCAACTTGAGCATGGGCTAGGACGCATAGATAACCAATTAGGCGTACGTTTGGGCAATATTAACAATCAGTATAATACCAAGAAAAATGAATTGCGCAGTTCATGGAACCGTGCTGAAGGTCAATTCAACGACCAGACCCGTCAGAACCAACAGCAACGACGTACTAACATCAATAATATCAATGACCGCTCTTCTGTCGGATTACGCGGACTACTTCGTTCTCTTGGTAGCATGGGTGCTGTTGGCTCAGATATGCAGTTAGCAGGACGTGCGGTACAGAACCAAGCCAACCAAGAGCGCGCTGGCGCGGGACAAACCTATGCACAGAACCAAAAGCAAATCGATACGACGTGGGGTCAGTTTAAGAATGACTATGCGGATGAGGATAAGAAACTAAATGACTGGAAGGCAAATGAAGATAGCGCAGCCCGCCAGGCGTCACAGACTACACGTCAGAATCTATTGACACAATTAGCTCAGATGAAGAGCCAAAAGGCTGCCGCACAGGGTGCGAACGGTGCTAATGCCGCACGTGCCGACCTTGGGCGTGCAAATGCTCTGTCAGGTGAAATTGATAACCTAGGACGTCAGCAGAATACCTACACTGGTAATAAGGTTCAATACAATGCAAAAGACCTCGACAGCTACAAGGTAGCGGGCGATACATCGGTTGGTGTATCTAATCCATCTAACCCTGGAAATGATCCAACACTGAGTATCTACAATACCCGACTCAACCAAGAGGAAGAGCGTAAACGTCAAAACCAATATCTGTAAATAACGAGGAGGGGATTAGGATATGGACTTTTTTCAGAGATTAGGTAACTTCTTCACTGGTAAAGGCTGGATAAATGATGATGAAAAGCGACGCAAGGAGCAACAAGTTCAGCCGCAGGTAGTGCAACAAAATAATATACAGCCGCAATTAAATAATACGAATAGAGTATTAAATGCTGGCTATGGTATGAATGGCGTCGAAAACCGCCAGCGCCTTTTAAATGGGTCCAATGCCAATCCTAGCCCCAGCTCTAATCCTCTCCAGCAAGCCAATCAAGCAACACAGCAATTAAATCTAAATAGTCAAAATAACCAGTTGAAACCACAGGTGACAGTAAATGATGCACCAAAAGTATTTAATTCGCAAGGGCAGCAAGACTGGGCAAATAATCAGAATAAGCAAATACAGGTTCAGAATGCGGTTAATAAGCCAATCCAACCACAACAGCCAGCTCAGCAGCCTAAACCGCAACTGGTCCAACCGCAACAACAAAAACCGCAGGTGCAACCACAAACGTCAAAACCACAACCAACATTCTTCGACTACCTTAATCCGCTTGGCAAGTATGGATTATTTGGTGCAGAGAACCAAAAGAACTTCAGTAATGTAATAAAACCTGCTACAGATGCTATTCAAAGATATGAGGACACAGTAGACAAAGGAGATAAGCAGCAAGGCTTCCAGTGGGATGACCCTATGGACTACCTGCGTTTTGGCGCTAAATTACCATCTGGTATGGCACGGGGTGTTATGGAAGCTCCAAATAAGATATCAGCAGGTATCAGCGGTGTTAGAGTAAATGACCAAGGGAAAGTTGAAGACCTAAACGCCTTGCAACGTATTGGCTCTGCTGCCGATGGCGGTATTGATTTATTTGGTGTACCGTTCGGCGGTAGCGGTACGTTAGTTAAATCAGTCCTTAAACAAGGAGGTAAAGAAGCTGCTGAACAGTCAGCAAAACAAATTGCCAAGCAAGCCTGGCAGCAAAAGGTTATAGATACAGCTAAGCACATTGGCTCGGATGCTATAAAAGAAGGTGCCGAGGAGACGATACAATCATTTGCTGGCGATTTGGCTGATGATGGCAAGTTAAATACCGATTGGCGACAACACGCCTCTGCTGGTGCGCTGGGAGCACTGGGTGGTGGTATGATGTCTACTGCTGGCAAGGGAATTAACGCGACCAGGAATAAGGTTTTTTCAAACCAGCAGGCAACCAATAATGATGTAGACATTACTAAACCAGGCAGATTGGAACAGGAAGCTTTGGTGCAGAGACAGAACCAACAGCAATCTCAGCAGCCAATCCAGCCACAGCAACAATCGCAGACGCAAACTCAAACTACGACAAACACAGCGACAATCCCTGTAAATAACCAGCAAACGGGATACTCATCATTCTTTAGGCGCCCAGCAGAAAACAGCTCAATCCGTCAAGCGGCAGAAGTTAATATTGCTAATAACCAGAATAACCAAGCCCACCCTATTCAATCGGTAGACACTAACCAGGCGATCCAAAACACCATGCCAAACGCCTCACCAGCGCTCAAGCAAGCGGTTAGTCAAAACATCTCTGATATCCAACGGGGCGACACTAACGCTATAGCCGCCCGCCGACAAACTACTGGCAGGCTAGAAAACTACCTTGTCGAACAAGCCACCCAAGGCGTACAGAACCGAGCAATGCAGGATGTTAGGTATAAAATGGTGCCTAATGGAACAAATCTATATCACGGCTCACCGCATAAATTTAATAAATTCTCTACCGATAATATTGGCTCGGGTGAGGGCAATCAGTCCTTTGGGTGGGGTCTATATTTTACTGACAATAAAGGGATTGGTGAACACTACGCAGATATTGGCAACACCAATAACCGTGCGCGAATAAAAAACAATCTAAGCTCTGGTGAATTTAGAGATAGTTTATATGTAAATAAAGACACTATGTCCGATGAACTTCAGCGTTTCTTATCTAAAAACGGGTACAATATTACAGCAAATATGAGCCCAGATGAATTAGCTCGACAGGTTGATTCATTGCGACAACAGAGTCAGTATTATGGCAAAAAGGCAGACGAGATGGCTGGAACTGGTTTTGATAGTGATTTTATAGCAGCATCCGAAAAGTACAACAATCTTGCTAGCGAACTAGAACAGATTGTGCGCAATAGTTCAGAAAAGAGACGTATTGCCGAGGAAGAGATTAATCAAAGAGTCAATGATGTCGGTCATGGTAGGAACTTGTATAACGTGGATCTTGCTAGTAGTGATGGTCGTGACTTTGATTTCTTAAGTTGGTATGACACTGTTGATCCTGAGCAAAAACATAAGATAAAACAACAAGCTATTGTTGAGAATTTGACTGACAAATGGGGAACTAGCGTAAGAGATACCGAGAGCTACCCTAATTCAATCCCATTCGACACTGATGAATCTGGTGCGTCCATATATCACAAATTGCAAAGCGAGTGGAATATGACACCAAAGGAAACCTCTCTGTTCCTAAATCGTGCTGGTATCGACGGAATTATTTATCCGGCAGATTCTCTATTTAATGCTAATAATCGAGACCTTGGTAGGGCAGAGAGTACCAATTATGTGGTGTTTGATGAGAATAACGTAAAAGTACGAGATTATGTGAAATTCAAGAAGCAAGAAGCACACATTCAAGAGCTGGTGAATAGTGTGCAGAAAGAAAGTGGCCTAATAGCTCGTCACCTTGATCTTACAGGCGATGAGCGCCTTGTATTCAATGAGTGGCAAAATGAAATGCAGAGGAGAGCAGCTGGCTATTACCTGCCAGATAGTGATACTATCGACCTGAACAGACTATCTGAAGACACTCTCAACCATGAACTAGGACATAAGCTATTAGAACGTACAGAAAACAAGCCAGAGCTGCTAAACGCTATTCGCCAGGCTTATGGCGACGACTACCTCGTAAACAAATACGGCAGGCAATACGGCAACGATATCAACCTACTGGCTGAGGAGCAGC